GGCATACAATACGCTTTGAAATCTAACCCGCCGAGCGAAGAACTTGAAATGGTGTGTGCCGGATTGTGGATTGGTGAACAGAATAAGAAAGTTTGGAGTAAACAAAAGTGACGTTGGAGGATAAAGTTTGGATGGATATAATTTCGCGCAAGCAATTTTGTACAGCCAGGCAAATATCTCGTAAGCTATCAGTAAGTATCTCGTATGTGCGGATGCTGTTAATCGCATACCATAAGCGCGGTATCTTGGAAAAAGTTGTTAAGAACAAAACTAATTTTTACAGGGTCAAACCATGACGCCCGAAAGTAAAGTTAAAAAGAAAGTTGCGGAGTTACTAAAGAAATATGATGCCTACTACTTCTTTCCTGCTATGGGTGCTTTTGGTCGTGCTGGTATTCCTGACATTGTTGGTTGTTATTATGGTCGTTATTTTGCTGTGGAATGCAAGGCTGGAAAGGGTAAGACAACAGCCATTCAGGAAGCAGAGATTAAAAAAATACAGAGAGCAAAAGGGTATGCTTTTGTAATCAACGAAGACAACATCGACCTACTAGAAATTTATTTAAAGGAACATCATGGATGAAATGGAAAAAGAAGAAGCTCTTCGTCGCGCAAAAGAAATGTTTAACACGTTTGATATTGAGAACGAAAAACATTCCGGCATCATAGTTATGTACGACAGAGAAAGTAACAACTTTAAAATGTTAACAATAAACGCCAATCCAGGAACAGTAATAATGCTTCTGTCAACCGCATACGATACTGCCCTTGAGAATATAGAAAACATAATGCCTGACAGGACATTAAATTGAGCCAACCTTACGAACAGCTACTGGTCATCGACTTTGAGACTCGGTGGGATAAAAAAGAATACACGCTATCGAAGATGACCACGGAGCAATACATCCGTGACCCACGCTTTAAAGCCTTTGGTTGTTGCGTCAAAACATATGATGTGCCTGGCACTGTATGGATAACGCATGCTGATCTCCCTGATTTCTTTGCAACAGTAGATTGGTCAAAGACAGCGGTGCTGGCGCACAACGCACAGTTTGATGTAGCTATTTTGTCTTGGGTGTACGGAGTAAAACCGTGCTTCATCTTTGATTCGCTGTCCATGGCGCGAGCCTTGCGTGGGGTGGAGGCAGGCAACAGCTTAGCCAAACTTGCCGCTGAATATAACCTGCCGCCCAAGGGCCAAGCGGTTCATGGCACAGACGGTCTAGCGGAGTTGTCAGAAGAAATCGAAGCTGAGTTGGCTGAGTATTGCAAGCACGACACGCACCTATGCGAAGAGATATTCAAGCGGCTAGTGCAAGGCTACCCGCCCAAAGAACTGCGACTGATTGACCTTACGCTAAAGATGTTTGTGAATCCAGTACTAGAACTAGATCAGGAGATGCTAACAAATGCTATTTCAGAAGAAGCGATTCAACGCAATGCACTGTTACAACGCCTTGATGTCGAGGAGCCGGATCTCGCCAGCAACCCGAAGTTTGCAGATCTGCTATCGAGACTTGGCGTGGAACCGCCTATCAAGATCAGTAAAACCACAGGCGAGCATACGTTTGCACTTGCAAAAAACGATGCGCATTTTCAAGCACTCCTTAACTCCGAGCGTGAAGATGTGGCGCTCCTATGTGAAGCGCGGCTTGCCGTTAAATCAACGCTGGAGAGAACACGTGCCCAGCGCTTTTTGGATATTGCGCAACGCGGGACGCTCCCAGTTCCCCTTAACTATTACGGCGCACACACAGGCCGATGGTCGGCCTCAAAGGGTTCTGGACTTAATCTACAGAATCTCAAACGTGGATCGTTCTTACGCAAATCAATTATGGCACCGGAAGGTTATACGCTTGTTGTCTGCGACCTATCGCAAATAGAACCAAGAGTGCTGGCCTACTTTGCAGACTATGAAGATCTAATGTGTATCTTCCGTGCAGGCGGTGATCCATACGCACAGTTTGGTGCGCAAATGTTCGGCATCCCTGACATGACGAAAGAATCACATCCTGATCTGCGACAGTCGGCTAAGTCTGCTTTGCTGGGTGCAGGATATGGTTTGGGGTGGGCATCATTTGCCACACAGTTGTTGACCGGCTTTCTTGGTGCGCCGCCTACCCGATACGACAAAACATTTGCCAAACAGCTTGGGGTTACGAAAGAGTACTACCACAAGTTCATCTCATACGAACCCTATATAGAACGCCTTGAAAGCATACCGCACACCTGTGCTCCCTCCGAGTTGGTGATTCATGCAGTTGCCGCCAAAACGATTATTGATAAATATCGGGATGCCGCACAACCTGTAAAGAGCTTTTGGGAACTCTGCGATGCTCTGATAAAGTCTAGTATGCTCAACGGACGTACTTATTCGCACAAATGCTTGACGTTTACTAAAGAGAAGATTATTCTTCCAAGTGGGTTGGCTTTACGCTACCCAAAATTAAAAGGCTCACCTGATGAACAAGGCCGCGTGCAGTGGACGTATGGTGATGATGAAAATAAGTTGTACGGCGGGAAACTGACTGAAAACATTGTTCAGGCTGTGGCTCGTTGCGTCATGACTGACGGCATGATACGGATACAGAAGAAGTATCCTTGCGTGTTGACGGTGCATGATGAGGTAGTGACGCTAGTCCCTGAGTCGGAGGCTGAAGAAGCTGAAAACTGGGTCTTGGCGCAGATGGTTATGGAACCTAAATACATGCCGGGAATTCCATTAGCAGCAGATATAGGGCATGCGAAACGATATGGAGATGCAAAATGAAAATACCAACAAGTATTAAAGTTGGGAAAAACAAATACTCAGTGCATAAGATTAAGTACATGCACAAGACCGGCATTATGGGATCTACATCCTACGATGGAAAAGCTATTGTCGTTGCCACTCACAGCAACGTGCGTAACGTAAGGTTTAAGCGTGAAGAAATCTACGACACGTTTTGGCACGAGTTGACCCACACCATACTAAAAGACATGGGCAGTAAGCTAGAAGGGGATGAGAAGTTTGTATCTGCGTTCTCAGAGCGGCTTACCAAAGCAATTATTTCCGCGAGATTTGATTGAAAGTCAAATGGTCACACAGCGCACTCAAAGACTTTGAAGGGTGCGCACGCAGGTATCACGAAGTCAAGGTGTTAAAGAAGTATCCAACACCTGAGACAGAGCAGATTAAATACGGCAAGGAACTACACTCTGCGGCGGAAAACTACGTTAAGAACAATACCGAAATGCCGGAACAGTTTGCATTTATGAATCCTGTGTTAAAAGCGTTGTTATCCAAACCGGGACGTAAATTTCCTGAGCATGAGATGGCGCTCACTGATAACCTAAGACCGTGTAACTTCAAGAGCGATGATATGTGGGTGCGTGGTATTGCTGATTTACTGATCGTAGATGATGACAACTTAACGGCGTGGGTGGTAGATTACAAAACAGGCAACAACAAGTATCCTGATGTAGATCAATTAATACTGATGTCTTTGTTAGTGTTTGCAAACTTTCCCCACATACGGCAAGTTAAATCTGCTTTGCTGTTTGTAGTAAAAGAAACAATGGTAAAGCACAAAATGTCTGTTGATGATGTACCCGCTGCTTGGCAAAGATACCGTGAGCGTGTTGCAAAATTACACGCGTGCTTTGAACATGATGTTTGGAACCCAACGCAAACACCGTTATGTGGGTGGTGTCCTGTTAAGGGTTGTGAATTTAACCCTCGCCATTAGGAGAATGACATGGCACGTAACTACCGTAAAGAATATGACGAATATCATGGCAAACCAGAACAAGTTAAAAACAGAGCTGCGCGAGTAAAAGCTCGGCGCCTTATGGAGAAGACAGGATCTGTAACTAAAGGCGATGGTAAAGACGTAGACCATGTCAAACCCCTGAAGTCAGGGGGTACATCAGCTCGCTCTAATTTGCGTGTACGTAGCGTCAAATCAAATAGAGGTGACAAGTAATGAGCGAGATTTCGCCGCAACAGTTAGCAGATTTGTGGTACTTAAAATTTCAACACAAATGGATAGCGCGTGTTGAATTGGATTCTGATTGGCGAGCAATAGTAAAAACACTAATGCAAACAAACAAAGTTGAATACACAATGGTTCCAGTTACCAGCAACACATTTGAAGAAATATATAAGCTGAAGGAGAGTCATGCAAATCATTGAAAACAAAGCGTTGCTATTCAGGACGCGTAATCCTGACAAGTACAACATAATTCCAAAGTGCAAAGTAGTAGGCGAAGAAAACGGTATCTACGAAGTAGCGGTTAAGTGGGGGTTAGATGAAGTCAGGGTGCTCAAAAATTTGGGCGTCAAGAATGTGCCATCGCCAATCACGGCGCGTTACGATTGGCCGGGACGCTATAAGCCCATGGCGCATCAGATTGAAACGTCTGCGTTCCTCACGCTACATCGGAGGGCTTTCGTATTCTCAGAGCCGGGTACAGGGAAAACACTTTCGGCGTTGTGGGCCGCTGACTATTTAATGCAGACCAAACAAATACGCCGCTGCTTAGTGCTTTGTCCCATCTCCATCATGCACTCCGCTTGGATAAACGATTTGCAAAAGAGCATCATTCATCGCAGTGCGATTATTGCGCACCATCAGCAGGCCACACGGCGCATTGAGATGATTCAGGGCGATTACGAATTTGTTATAACCAACTACGACGGTTTGAACCTGATAGCCGACGAGGTTGTAAACGATGGTCGCTTTGATCTTGTGATTGCGGACGAAGCCAACGCATATAAAAATGTCACCACTAAACGGTGGAAAGCACTTCACAAAATTATTCAGCCTAATACGTTATTGTGGATGATGACTGGCACACCGGCATCGCAGTCCCCTTTGGATGCGTACGGCCTAGCCAAGTTGGTCAATCCCACCGCTGTTCCACGATTTTATACGGCGTGGCGAGACATGACGATGAACAAAATCAACATGTTTAAGTGGCTACCCAAGGCCGATGCCCAAGAAAAAATACACACTGCTTTGCAACCAGCAATACGTTTTACAAAAGCACAGTGCTTGGATCTTCCCCCGGTCATTACGGAAACGCGTGAGGTGCCACTAACACCACAGCAAAGAAAGTACTACGCCATTCTTCGTGAAAATATGTTGGTGCGTGCGGCAGGGGAAACCATTACGGCAGTTAATGCCGCCGCCGAGGTCAATAAACTGCTTCAGATCAGTGCAGGGGCCGCATACACAGACAACGCCGAGGTGGTGGAGTTTGACTGTGGGCCGCGTTTGTCGGTCTTGATGGAGGCTTTGGAAGAAACTGACCGGAAAGTTTTGGTATTTGCACCATACAGGCACAGCATTGACACCATCACCATGCACTTACAGCAAAACAATATTACGGTTGAGCAGATTAACGGGGACGTTTCGCCAAGTAAGCGCACACGTATTTTTAAGCAGTTCCAAGAAACACCTGACCCACGCGTGCTGGTGATACAACCACAGGCCGCATCCCACGGGGTTACCCTTACTGCCGCTGACACCGTTGTGTTTTGGGGACCGGTGATGTCAACCGAGACTTACATCCAATGTTGCGCTCGCTCAGACCGTAAGGGGCAGGACAGCGACAAGGTGACAGTTATCCACATACAGGGTAGCGACATCGAACGCAAGATGTTTAAGCGTCTGGCCGAACGTGTGGAGGACAACAACATGCTGGTAAAACTTTATGAGGAGTTGCTTGACAAAAAGTAAAATATTGGACAAACTTACAAAACCAAGGAGATTAAAAAATGAATGATGAAGAAGTGTCGCTTGAGCGACTGGTTCGCGCTTACCGTAAAGTGCGTGACGCAATACAGAAACTCACTCGTGAGTATGAGAGCGAGCTTGAAAAGCTGGAGGAAGTAAAACAAAGCTTCAGCAACGATCTCAAAGACCGCATGCTGGCATCCGGTGCAAAATCAATACGCACTGATCACGGCACGGTTATGCTGAGTACCAAAACTCGATTTACAGCAAACGATTGGGACGAGTTTAAAAAGTTTGTGCTTGAACATGAAGCCGTTGAACTTCTTGAACGCCGTATTGCGCAGTCAAATATGAAGCAGTTTTTAGAAGAAAACCCCACGCTTGTGCCGCCCGGACTGGACGCAAGCACGGAGTACACAATTACAGTCCGCAAACCCAGTAAGTAAGGAGAAGCACATGAGTAATGTTGTTCCGTTCAACCCATCGCAAGTTCCGGCGTTTGCGAAAAAGGGCGAGTTATCAGCCGTAGCCAAAGCACTAGCCGGTGGTGGCGGTGGTCAAACCGGCAAACGTATCTCCATCAAAGGGGGTGTGTTTCGTTTAATCAGCGATGGTAAAGAAGTTGCTGCCGTTGAAGAGCGGTATCTTGATGTGGTAGTTGTTAACGCCGCGCCTAAAATTGGGCGTATCTTTTATGACGGTGCTTTCGATCCTGAGAACCCTGCGCCCCCACGGTGCTGGTCCGCTGATGGCGAGAAGCCTGACGCTAAGGTGCAAGACCCCCCGGCAGTAACTTGTGCCGCCTGCCCCAACAACATCAAAGGGTCTGGCAACGGCGAGTCTCGCGCATGCCGTTTCTCTCAGCGTCTGGCTGTGGTGTTGGCAAACGATATGAATGGGGACGTTATGCAATTGACGTTACCTGCTACCAGCATCTTTGGTAAAGAAGAAAGCGACAACCGCCCGCTTCAAGCGTACGCACGGTGGCTAGCCGCACAAAGTGTTAGCCCTGACATGGTAGTTACCCGTATGAAGTTTGATACAAAGGCGGAGTCGCCCAAGTTGTTCTTCAAACCAGTACGTTGGCTAACAAATGAAGAACATGAAGCATGTTCTGAAAAGGGTAAAACTTCTGATGCTCTTCGCGCCATTACATTAACGGTTGCACAAACTGATGGTGTGAAACCGATAGCGTTAGAAGGTAAACCACCCGCTAAGGCAAAAGTATCAGTAGATGAAGAAGTCGAAGAGCCTGAACTCCGCAAAGAGAAAGAAGCTCCTACACCTAAAGCTAAAAACAAGGGCACCGCTAGCGCGGACCTAGTTGATGTGTGGGACACCGACGACTAAACTATTGATATGGGGAACGCGGTAACAAACAAATTTTGGCAGCGTTGAGATTTGGTTGTTGTACACACCCGTTAGTACCCATCCTAACCTATGCCCTATTCCCAAAAAATTATTGCAACGATTAACGAAGCGCCACCTAGTCTTGGTACAGATTTAGGACGTTGGGCCGTTCGCCGTGACATTTCAATGCAACGCATCTCACAGATTGTGGGTGCTAGTAGGCAAACCGTATACAACTGGTTTACCGGCGCAACTGATGTCACTGCGGCATACCAAGAACGTGTGACGCAAGTAATCGCCGTATTGAAAAAAACATCTCAAGCTGATGATGCGTGGAGGATTTTATGTACCAATTTCAACCTAAAGCTTTAACTGATCGTGAACTTGTCAAGTATGGTGGGCTTTGGTTGGATGAGGAAAGTTTACCCGTGGATGTCCAACGAGAGATCTTGTTGCGCCTTGAAAACAGATGCGATGAACTTGAACACGCCTTTGAAGAAATAAAAAAACTACAAGCTGCTAGCGCAGACTAAGAAGGGATAACTCATGCAACCGTTAGATTTTCTAGCGGCGGTACTGCCTTCTTCTGGTCTGTATTGCGCGGCTGAATTTCAGACCAAAAAGAAGGAACATAAATTCGTCAATACTATTGACGAGTTGTACGTAAATGTAAAGCAGTTTAGTGACAGCGGGTATAACGCATACTTTGCGCTGTGCAACTTTGCAGAAGAAAGACGGTTGGCTGTTAATGCCAAACAAGTCAAATCGCTATTCATGGATTTGGATGTTGGCAAAGATCCTGCACGCTCCTACGCCTCAAAGAAGCAAGCGCAAGAAGCGTTTGAAAAATTTATGTTGGGTACGGAAATGGCGATGATTGGTCAGCCGCTTGTTGTGGCGTCAGGCAACGGCTTCCATATCTACTGGCCTTTGGATAAAGATACTGATGTAACAGATTGGAAACCTGTAGCGGAAAACTTTAAGCGCCTCTGTCAGCAAGAAGGACTGCGGATTGACTTCGCTGTGTCCGCTGACATGTCCCGCGTCTTACGCGTACCGTCCACCATTAACTACAACACCGAAAACAAAAAGCCGGTCAAGGTCATCATCGAACCCAGTCGCCAGTACACGCTGGCTGAACTGGACGAGTTCATCAAATCCAAACTCAAGGTTCAGACCTATGAGGCTACGACACTAAGCCTACCCGGAACCAAACCCAAAGCGGCAGCAAACGCCACGGCGTTAAAGCTCTTTGAAAACAGCGCCACTTATTTCAAAGTCATCCATGAGAAGACCGAGGCTGGTTCAGGCTGCGGTCAACTGAAGCACTACATCGACAACGCCGCAAACGATGGCATGGAACCGCTCTGGCGGGGGCTACTGTCGATCGCTCAGAAGTGCGAAGACGGCGGGGAGTGGGCGCTACGGCTATCTGAGATGCATCCCTATGAGCCTGACCGGATGGCGCAGAAGCTACGGGAAATCAAAGGCCCCTACCCCTGCGCTAAGTTCGATACCGAGAACCCTGGAATTTGTACTAACTGTCCCCATTTTGGCAAGATCACCAACCCGTTGGCTCTTGGAAGGCAGTTGAACACCGAAACAGAAGCCAAAGAAATCACCATCCAGACTCCCGTACCCACCGCTGAGAGCGAAGGTTTTGTTGAAACATATGAAGCCATTACCGTTCAGCGACCAGTCGCCCCACGGGGATTTTCTTACGGAAAAAACGGGGTAATTTTCAAAGACACCAAGGGCGAAGACGCAGATGGAAACGAAGTCACTAAGCAAGTTATGGTGCTTCCCTTTAGTTTGTTTGTAGTAAACATATTAAGGCTAGAAAACGAGCACATCGTTCACATGCTGGCCCTGCGCCCCGAGGGTGTGGTTGAGATCATGTTGCCCCAGAAGGCGGTGGTATCCAGCGTGGAAACGGTTAAGTGCTTAGCCGAGCAGAACATCATCGCCAGCTACGGGCAGGGCAACGACAAGAACCTGTTTGATTACGTACGGGGTTGCGTTGAGGATGCTTCGGTCAGCAAGCAGGCGGTCATTGTGCCGGACCATTACGGCTGGCAAGAAAACGAAACTTTTGTGTTTAACGAGCGTATTTACCGCTCTAATCAGCCGCCCCTACGCATCCCGATGCGTGGGCTGGTGAACATCAACAACGCCTGTGAACCCACAGGATCGCTGGAAAACTGGCAGAAGATCATCAGTATGCTGACTGCCAAAAAGCGATACGAGATATTGACATTTTGTTTGGTCGGATTTGGCGCTCCGTTAATGCGTTACTCGACGTTCAACGGCATCTCCTTTCACCTTGGATCGACGGCAACTGGCACAGGGAAAACCCTAAGTCTTGAACTGGCTGGATCGGTATGGGGGCATCCAACTAAGTACCGGATCAGCAACGCCACATCAGATAACGCTATGAAGCAGAGGTCAGGCATGCTGTATTGCATGCCGCTGATTGCCGATGAGATCACCTCCAAGAACCGAAACGACTTTGAGTGGGTAGCCCAGTTTATTTTTGATATGTCTGAGGGTATTGGTAAAACACGGATGGTGGGTGGAGAAGATAAAGAACGGGAGAACAAAACCTACTGGCACACGATGTGCTTACTGTCCTCTAACACGCACGTGATGGACTACCTGACTGGCGCACGCAAGCACTCTTCAGAAGGCGAAACACGGCGGGTGTTGGAACTAACACTAGAAAATAAACTTACTTGGGAAACCTATGAACGTAAAACGCTGGAGTTGATAAAGAGAAACTACGGCGTAGCTGGGCACGTTTATGCGCAGTACTTGGTAGATAACGCCGACAAACTGCCCGACATATACGAGAAA